AGTAAAAATTTAATGACATAAAACGACTAAAGTTTTAGAAAATGATGTATAATTAAATTACAGCTATAAAACATAAAATAGGGGCGATATTCATGCAGATTAAACGTACTACATTAAAGAATTTTAGGGGCTATAAGGAAGAAGTAGATATTGAGTTTCAAAATCTTACTGTGTTTATTGGGAAAAATGATGTTGGCAAGTCTACTGTTCTAGAGGCTTTAGATATATTTTTTAATGATGGTAAAGGGGTAGTTAATTTAGATGTTAACGATATAAATAAAGTTGCATTACAAGAAGGTGATAGTGAAATAACAATTTCTGTAGAATTTGAAAATTTACCTTCAGAGATTGTTATTGATGCTACAAATAAAACTTCGTTATCAGATGAATATCTATTAAATTCAGATGGTAATTTAACTATAATAAAAAAATACCCTAATGCAAGTGCCAGCAAGGCTAAGGTATATATAAAAGCAATGCACCCTAATAATAAAAAATGTAATGATTTGTTGAGCAAAAGAAATAATGACTTGAGAAAAATTATTGAACAAGAAAATATTGAGTGTAGTGATAGAACAGTTAATGCAACGATGAGAGCCGCGATTTGGAAACATTTTGAAGAAAACTTAGAGATAACAGAAACTGAAATTGATGTAACTAAAGAAGATGCTAAAAATATTTGGGTTAATTTACAGAAGTATATGCCAATATATTCATTGTTTCAATCAGATAGGAGTAATAATGATAATGATAAAGAAGTACAAAATCCTTTAGAAAGAGCAGTTCAGGAAATTTTCAGAAGAACTGATATACAAGAAAAACTGGATATAGTAGCATCTGAAGTAAAGGAGAAACTTGAAGAGGTTTCTAATAGAACTCTTGAGAAGTTGCGTGAAATGAATCCTGAAATAGCAGATAGTTTGAATCCGGTAATTCCAAATACAGAAAATCTAAAATGGGCTGCTGTTTTTAAAAATGTATCCATTACTGGAGATAATGATATTCCTATTAATAAAAGGGGAAGTGGTATTAGAAGGCTAATTCTTATAAATTTTTTTAGAGCAGAGGCAGAACGCAGGATACGTGAGATGAATGCTCCTAGTATTATTTATGCTATAGAAGAACCTGAAACCTCTCAACATGCAGAACATCAAAAAAAATTGATAGAAGCATTTTTAGAATTAGCTGATGCTCCAAATACCCAAATTGTTTTAACTACACATTGTGCTAATATTGTGAAAAAATTACAATATACACATTTGCGTTTAATAGGCCCTGACAGGAAAATAACAAATATTACAAAATCGTTGCTGCCATATCCGTCTCTGAACGAAGTTAATTTCGTTGCTTTCGGTGAAATTTCCGTAGAATATCATGATGAATTATATGGGTATATATTAGAACAGAAAAAAATTAATCAGTATAAGGTGGGAAAAGAAACTAGACCGTATATAAAATTACTTAGAGATGGTTCAACATCTCAAGAAAGCAGAATACTCAGTGCGTATATTCGTGATCTTATTCATCACCCTGAGAACACTCATAATGCGAGGTTTAGTGATGAGGAGCTGAGTCGTTCTATTTGTGAAATGCGAGAATTTATAAAAGGTAACTAA